GTTAGCATCTGCATGACATTCAAACTTATGTCTACAGTATACACAGCCCCTTGCAAGTTTCATATTACCAGACTTACCATCTGGCTCATCATCATAACATTTATCAGGTGGTGTAGTTAGTTTGATAGCTTTTTTAATATCAGTTATTTTCTTTTTGATATTAGGCTTATCAAAGTTATCAGGTTTAAACATAGCTAACTCTCCAGACTCTTTGTTGAGAGCAAGGAAGCCACCGTTCTTAGTTCCTTCTGCTTGTTCGTATCCTGCAAGTTGAGCCATGTAACCAAAAGCATCATCCTCTGCTAGTGTTCCATCTTTAAACTTTTTAAATGCAAAACCTGAAGCAGTCTTTACATCTACAACTTCTCCATCAATAACACAGTCCATGTGTCCTTTGATTCCAGATACAGTTATTTCTTTTTGTTCATTAGTAACTTCATGTCCAGATAACTTAACAAGAAATAAAACTATCTCTTCAAGTAAGTGTCCGTACAAGAACTTAATAAATGTAGGTGGAGAGATGACCTCTGTTGTATCAGATTCAGAGTTCATTTCATACCACAATTGTCTAGGCTGTTTGCCTATGTTAGACATACGTAAGGCAGGTTTACCTCGTGGACTAGGGTGTGACCAAGTGTAGAGAATCTCTTTCATGGACTCTCCAAATTGTTCTATAGTCTCCTCATCTATGTCAAGATGTTCGCCTTTTCCTAAAGCCGACAATTTATTATATATATCTTCTACTAATGTGTCAAGTGTTTTTTTATTTTTAGTCATATTTTTTATCTCTATGTTTCGTGAAATACAAACTTCTATCTACAGCATTAAATTGTAATAGTTGTACTCCTGCTTCTATTTGTTCCTTAGTTCTACTACAACATTTTGTAAAATTGTTACCTGTTTTCTTATGTAGTTGAGGTTGTGCAGTTTTAACATCAATCAAAATTACTTCTTTATTTTTTAAAGCTATTAAATCAGCGACTCCTGTACACCCACAATTTTTAAAAACCTCATAACCATTATCCCACAACCAAGTTACAGCATAGTATTCAGCCATGTCTCCTTTTCTACTATCACAAAATTTTTTCTTCTTTGTCATTAACTATTTTCTATTTTAAAACAATATTTTTTAAAAGTTTCTATAGGTATAAGACAAGCAACCTTAGAAGCTGTGTCTCCTTGACCGGTTAGTGTTCTAGAACTAATATTATTTATAGTAATACATTCAATTATTTTAATAGGAGTTATCCATAGTAATTCTTTTCCCGTATATACAACCCAATAATCTGCTTTAGTAGTAAGAAGGGCTGATGGTTTTCCAAACATCATCAACTCTATAATAATATTACCGGTTTCACAGCTTCTATAGTCTCCTTTTATTTCTAACTTCTTATTAGTTTCAGGTATAAATAAATCATAATCTTTAAATTTACCATCTATTAAAACAGAACAAGGATACTTTTGTTTGCAAATATTTAATATCTTTTCTTCTATCTTTCTTCCACGTTGTAAATCTTTATTAAAGTTTTGTGTTGAGTTAGTGAGTTTCACTCCAATTGTCTCCTATTTTGTATTCGCCATCTAACGGACAACGAAGTTTAAAATGTTCTCCTGCTTTTACAATACTATCTACAGCAAACTGTCCAATAAAATCAGCCTTATCTTTTGGTACTTCTATCTGCCACTCATCATGTATGTTAGCAACGAACTTATATTCTACTGCATTTAATTTTAATACGTTATCTAATAAAACTAATCCTTGTTTCATTATGATAGCTCCTGCTCCTTGAAGTAAAGTGTTCAAGGCTGAATGAGAGTTACGTATATATAGTTTTCTACCGTCTAATCCTTTGAGATAACCTTTTGCTGATGCTCTTTGTACCCTGTCTCTAAGAGATTTAAATGTAGGTTTATTATCAAAGAAATATTGTCTAGCTCTTTTACCATCTGCTGTACTTCCTCCAACCACACTTCCAAGTTTTTCATCTCCTGCTCCGTACATGAGGGCATAGATGAATGTCTTCGCCTTATCTCTTGATTCAAGCTGTGCAAGTTTTTGATTAGAGGTGTGTATGTCTCCGTTAATGATTTCATTTGTGTATTCCTCGTCATTCATATAGTGAGCTAACATTCTAATCTCAAGACCAGAAGCATCAACTCCAAGTAAAACATTACCTTCTTCTACAGTCCAACATGCTCTACATTCTTTACCGTAAGGACTATAGACTGCCGGTACCTGTGCCATGTTAGGATTTCTATGTGTCATCCTACCTGTGATAGCACCGTTAGGTATTACAAAGCCATGAACTCTACCATCTTCTTGTACAGCTTCAACCCAAGAATCAACTTGAGCTATACGTTTTTGAAGCAGTAAAAAGTCTGCTATAAGTTTGGCTTCATGTATGTGTGTAATTGCTGATAAAGTTTTCTCATCTACTATTGGTTGACCTGTAGGTGTAAACCTTTCTGGCTTCCAACCAAAGTCAATAAGATATTCTCCAATTTGTTTACGACTACCAAGATTAAAATCCTGTAGTGTTTGTCTCATAAAAGGTTCAAAGTTATTTGTATCTAAACATCTTTGATACTCATCATCTGTAAGTCCACGTTTAGATAAGTTACCATCTTTCTTTATGTAAGGTGTAACTAATTTATCATCTACCCATTTAGGTTTAAATGTATTATGGACTTCATCTTCAATGGCTTGTTTCTTTTCTCTAAGTTCAGCTAATAAAAGTTGAGCTTTTATTTCATCAAACTTGAATCCATTTAACTCTTGTTGTTTCATTATCCTAGCTACATCTTGTTCTATAGATATAGACTGTTTAGAAAATCCTTTACTTTCTTCTCTAAGTTTCTTTAGAACTAAAGCATTGACTTGAACATCTCTAACACAATAGTCTAACATCTCTTTAGAATAGTTAAGATAATCAGAGAACTCTATTTTATGATAGCCTAATTTATATCCCCACTTCTCAAGGCTATGACCACCTTCTCTGTTGGGATTAAATAACCTAGATAATACAAGGGTATCAATGACCGGTATCTTTGACAAGTCAACACCACCAAACTTCTCTACCATTGGTATATCAAATCCGATGATGTTATGTCCTATTAAAGTATCTGCACTAGATAACAGTTCATAACCTTCAGTCAATTTATCTGGTGGATATTTATATATCTTTCCAGAGTCCATGTCTTGAGCAACTAAACAATGTATTAGGGTTGCCTTTAGGTCATCTGTTTCTATGTCAAATACTAAGTCCATTAAAATGCCTCGTCTAAACTATCATCAAAAGTAATATCTTCATCTGTTAGTTCAGATAGTCTACCTGTCTCTCCATCATAAATAAGTCTACAAGCCATACCAACATCGCCTGTGTATCTTGATTTAAGTATACGCATTCTTGTTGTTCTAGCTTCATCAGGGTCATCTGATTGTTGATTACGTTCTAATGCTATCACACAATCGCTAAGTTGTCCAATGCTATTAGAACCTCTTAGATGAGATAGAGATACTTCAATACCATTCTCATGTCCTTTGTTACCATCAACACGTCTCAAGTGTGAAACCAAAATGATTCCTGCACCTGTCTCTTCTACCAAACTTCTAAGCCTAGTCATAATAGAATCAATAGCACGTCTCTCATCTCCTTCATGTACAGCACTAACTAACATGTGTAGATGGTCAACGACTACCCACTTACAATCACAACCGATTATCATAAATCTAAGTTTGGTAAAGATATCATCAATGTCATTGGTTCCAAAATGAGAATGAACCCATACTCTATTCTTGTTCTCACCGTCATAAAGTATATCAAAGAACTTATCTAATTCTTCTTTACTGAATCTATCTCTAACTTGGTCAACGTATAACCTAGCATTAGCTTCAATGGATAAGATACCATCAATAGTTCTTCTCCAATCTTCTTCTAATGCAATGATACCTACATTATCTGTAGTGTTCTTGATAAGATGATGTTCAAGTTCTCGTGTTACACTTGATTTACCAAGTCCTGTACCACCTGTAAGAGTTACAAGTTCACCTTGTCTAAGACCATAGAGTTTCTTATTCAGTCCTTCGTATGGGTAAGGTACACTTTCTTTTCTCTCACGATTGTGGAACTTCTCACGTTGTTCAGAAACATTTATAACACCAGAAGGTGTATAAACTTTAGCCGACCACCAAGCTTCAACAAACTCTTTATGTCTGTTGTTTTTAAGCATGTCGTTAGGGTCTTTCCAACCGTTAGGTAAGGTAACAATACGTGCCTTGCCCGGCTTGAAAAGTCTAGCAACTTTGATACTAGCTTCTTGTCCTGCCTTGTCTTTATCAAAAGCAATGATGACGTTTTCAAAGTTATCAAAGAACTCTAGGCTTTCCTTGATGTCTCTTACCGCACCATTCGCACCACGTGTGATAGATACTACAGCCCACTTAGAACCAAGCAGTTCATAAGTAGCCATAGCATCGCACTCCCCTTCAGTAACGGTAACATATTTACCGCCCTTGAAAAGTTGTTGACCAAACAATCCTGTATCATTATAAGTACCAGAAACATAGAAGTCTTTATCTCTACAGTTCCTAGTCTTAGTAGCTGATAACTCATGCCCATTGTAATAAGGATACAAATGCTTAACGACATTACCTTGTAAGTCGTGTACACATTTCACCCCATACTTCTGAGCAGTTTGTACAGAAATTTTTCTATCAGTTAATGCTGAAAACTTTCCTTCATCTACCATATCAGGTTGTTTAGTTGGTGTTGTTGTAACTGTTTGCATATCCTTTCCTCCACATGCTTTAGTATAGCTAGGCATAAACTCTCCACAGCTAAAGCATTTTGCTGAGTCATCTTCGTTGATTCCTACAGCATCACTACTTCCGCAAAGTGGACAAGGTTGATGTAACTTATCCCAAGTTTTATCCATGTTAGCCCTCACTATGAATTAAGATACTTCGTTTAAAGACTCGTCTTCGTCTGAAGTTTCTTCAGTTTCAGTTTCTTCTTGTTCAACCATAGCTTCAGGACTATCCTTTAGCACAGCTTCAAGATTGTTCTGATGTCCTTGTGAAGCAAAGTTCAAAGCTTCTACTAACACATTTAATGTACCTATCTT